ATAATCCTTAAAAGGAGACAGGGGGTATGTGGTGGTGCCCTGCCTCCATCTAAGAATTATATCATCGTTTAAACCAGGAAGGAAGACCTAAATGTGGACGTTTGTCGAACATGTTATCCTTCGCTCCAGGAGTCTTACGATTGTTATAATGCAGAAAAACCTGTACGCATTCTTTACCTTTAAATTTTTCTCTCCAATGTTCTAGCTCACAGCCAGAATAAACCAGCATATCTCCTGGTTTTAAATCTACTTTAATTCCTTTTGCTTTGCTAGCCGTTGTAATATTCTTACCATCGGGTGCACCTACATTTTCATCTGGACTTAAATATATAGGCCAATCATCACCACCTAAATTCATAGTCGTAGATATCTCACAACTAAATCTGTCTTTGTGTCTTTTTAAAATATCACCTTTTTTATAAATTCTAGCATATGTATAAGCTGGATATAATTTTAATCCTGTTGCTTTTTCCATATCTGGTAAACATTTAAGTAACAATGTTTCCATAGCCATATTTGAATATTGAGAATAGGTATTTGGAATCTGTTCATTCTCACCTTCATAATACCCTATAATATTTTCAAATGGTGAAATGTATCTATGCTCTCTACAAGTATCATAAACCTGTTTTTGCATGCAAAAATAATTTGCAACAAAACTTGCTAGGTCTTTTGATATTGCTTGACGGATAACTGTATATTTATTTTTTTTAAACGACATCTTTTGCCATTTCTTTTGGCACTGCTTGTATGTTCCAATGTATAAATCTAAATGGTTCAATACCAAAGTCTACTGCATATTCATGTTCCAAGTATCCTGGAAATATAATTAACGTACCTGGTGTCGGTTTAAAATTTATAAGTTCTTCACCAGGCCACACACCTTTTCTATCTGGTTTCATTTTTAATTTAGTAGCTCTTGCTCCGGTTCTTGGTTCGTGAAAGATTGGGTAAGATGTTTTATCACTGCACTTTAAAAAATAAAAACCTGATACATGTTGGTTCCAATGTATATGTGCAGAATGGTGACCACCGCCTTTTTTAGCAAACTCTTGTACCCATAACTCACTAAACATAGTTGTGTATTGTGACATATCATAACCTTGATGATCTAAATACTCCCAAGACTTTTGACCAATGTAATTTCTAAAATCTAAAAAGTCATTGTCAGCTGTAAGTGGTGTTGAGTGATATGATCTTCCAAAGTCACCGTATTTTTTTATAAATTTTTTCTCTCTGTTTCTTGCTTCTTTTATATATTTGTTAGAAGCTTTGTTTAAAGATTTTACAAACTCTGGTTTTTGTTCTGACCAAATGGTTGTGTTAAAATAGTTATTTATATACATTATTTAAAAGGCCTCCCTAAATGCCATACTACAAGACTGTATCTTGTGCCTGATGTCACTGGTTTAACTCTATGCCATATAAAACTAGGAAATACAATAATAGATCCTTTTGGTAATATTTCTTTACATTGTATTCTATGTTTTGATTCATCCCTCATATGTGGGTCATAGTTTCTAAAATCAAATTCTAATTCACCACCTTTATATTCTGAACCATCTGTCAACTGACAAGTCATAGATAGTTTTCTAATCTTACCGTGATCTGGTGTATTTGGTTTATCATAAGGTTTATCCCAGCTGTCACAATGCCAATCATAATATTGATTTAATTTATATTTTGTAAATTGACAAGATTCAGATCTGTCCCAATCAAAATTCCAACCAGCTGCTTTATTTGCTTGATGTACATATGGATGTAATTCTTTATATATCCAAGTATCATTTAACCAAACTAAATCAGACTTTCTTTTTTTCTGTATATTCCTAACATCTTCTTTTGTTAATTTTTCTTTGTCATAACCACCGGTTCTGGCTAATACTTCTTTTTGTGAATTTGCATATTTTATAACTTCATCACAAAATTTAGGTGTCAATACACCACTAAAATACCAATAATAATTAGATAGATTCATTTCTTAACCTATAATATCCAGATAAAATAAATCTATTTAAATTATCTGGACAGACTTGTCCTTTATGTGTGTGAGTAAAATATGCGGGCCAAATAGCTAGTCTTCCCTTTTCTGATTTTATAGTTTTATAACGATAAAATCTAGTTCCACATTTATGTGAAGATAGATATATTTGAAGAGCTAACATTCTTAAAGGAGTGCTTACTTGATGTTCTGAATGCCAATTTTCAAAACTATTTTTTGGTTTAAAATGTTTTATTCTAATCTCCTCCAAATACCATTTGTCAACTGTAATATTAGCTTCAGGATATTTTTCTATATACAAAGAAGGAATCTTATTTAATTTTTTACTTAAATATTTGTTTGGTTGCATATTACAAAAAATATAATTGTTTTCGGTAACTATTTTATCTTTATTTTTGTGGTAAAAATCTATTAATTTATCGCATTCCGTATCATTTAAAAACTTATCCTGTATAAAAATATAATTAGATGTATTCATATGTTATTGTCTGTACAAAATTTAAACTATCCTTTTGATTGTTTGTTATGTAATACATATTTGTTGATGGAAACATTATAAATTTATTATTAATTAATGGTATATCCCAGCTTCTTCCTTTACGTCTATTATCTTCATAGTGTATCCTAACCATACAATCTTTAACATTTACTCCATATAATAATGTAAAATCTGGAGAGTTACGTAAATCTACAGGATCTATATTTAACAAAGGAATTGTAATTTTTTCAGGCTTATACATGTTGCCCCACGTTTCTTTGTTAATAAGATTAACATCATACTCAAGACCAATATAATCTTTGATATATGTATTTAGCATATCCCAAGTTCTTGAAAATGGAAAAGGTGAGTCTGTAACTTGTGATTTTAAAATGTCTTCTTGTAATTTATCTCGGTCAATGTCCCAATCTTTAGGCATTGCCACATCACCATAATATAAAGCTTGTTCAGATAATACTTTCTTTTGCATACCACATACCTTTTTAATTTATGCCATTGAGTCTGTCAAGTCCCAGGATTGGTCTTCTTCATTCCAAACATAATGCCATCCATGAGTAGCTTCAGTATTTTCATCTGCAGGTGTATTTTGTGCCTCTTGTTCAGCTGTTAATGCTGGAGCATCACCAATTGGTGATTGCCATCTAGCATCAGTAGTATTTTTTACCCAAGATGCATATGGTTTTTTAGGCCAGAAGATTTGATTATCTTCGTCCCATTCATAACCTATACCTGCGTAGTTTCCTCTAAAAGCTTTTGAGTTATCACCTGATGAATGTGTATTGTTTACTGTATTGTAAGATGTTTGAATCCACATTTGTGCAGGCCAGTTGTTGTGTGTTTCTAAATATTGTTGACCTACTGATTCATCTTCAACACCATCAGCATTTAACATATCTTTGTTATCAAGTGTTAGGACTTGGATAACTTTACTGTTAGATCCTAGTTTTGCAAAATGTGCCATAATGTTTCTCCTTATATATTAATTTTAATTACCATTCAACTATTGAAATCTATATCTTATTACTACCACACCAGAACCACCTGCTCCACCATTATGTTGTGAAGATTGATTGCTTCCTCCGCCACCACCAGTTGCTTTATTAGCCGTTCCTGCTAGTGCTGCTACATTTCCAGGATTGTTTGGAGAATTAGTAGCACATCCACCACCTGAACCACCACCATTTCCACCTTCTCTACCACTACCACACGGATAACCACCTCCACCACCTCCAGCGGCATACATTACTGGTGAACCTGTAATTGATGTAGTTCCACCAGCACCACCTGGTGTAGCAGCGCCACCTGAAGCAGCATTACCTGCAGCTGCTGTAGCACCTCCACCACCTGCACCGGTGTCTCCTGAAGCTGAAGCTCCTCCATTATTTCCTTGAGGGGGAGTTGTAGGGGGAGTGTTTCCTGAACCAGCACTTGTATTATCGCCAGCAGCTCCTCCACCGCTTCCTCCATCTCCACCTGAAGCAGTCAAACCACTTCGTGATCCTGCACGTCCGCCACCAGCTGATGATATTGTTGAAAAACTTGATGTACTTCCTTGCACCGCATTTGAACCACCGCCACCAGCTCCACCGCCACCAACTGCTATTGGATAACCTTGAGCTGATACTGGTAAGCCTGCATTAGATCCTGAAGTGCAAGCTATAGGGCTAGCTGTCCAAGAGGTACATTGAGTGGTTCTACCTTCTCTAAAACCTCCACCACCGCCACCACCACCAGCGTTTCGACCACCTCCACCTCCACCTGCAACAACCATGTATGAAACTGTGTTAGATCCAAGTGAATTACCAACTGAACAAACTGTAAATGTACCAGGTCCTGTAAATGTGTGAACTTTATAATTTGTGCAAACTGTTGTTATTGTTCCACCTGTTGCTGTAATAAAAGATGCGGTTGCAGATTGATCTGCAAAATTTGAATTATGAATTGATCTCCAACCAACTGTTGAATCAACATAAACTAAAGTTAAACCTTCACCTTCTGTGTCTAATTCTACTTTACCTGCTGCACTTCCACCATTAATTTTTACTCCAGATCCTGCTTGAACACTAAATTTATTTGAATCAAAAGTGTTATTATAATCTTGAACTGAAATAATATCTCCAGCACTAGCACTTGGTAAAGTCATAGTTATTTCACCACTAGTTG